GAAGGAATGACCAATACTACTGTAGATAATTCCATATCCTATAAGCACGGACACCATCCATCTGTTGCTGGAGCTTATCCAGCTGTTGATACTGGAGCGTTAAGGGGTTCTATAACTTTTGAGGTTGTGGAAGATAAAAACGAAACAAGGGGAATTGTCGGCAGTAATATCGGAAACCTTTCAAGTAATTCACTTTATCCTGCTTGGCTTGAATACGGTACAAGCCGAATGCAACCTAGACCGTGGTTAAGACCCAGCTTGGAAGCTAACAGGGATTATATAAAAGGGCGTTTTTCGGTTGCCGTAAAGGACACATTGCAAAAATGATAAACGTAAAGGCAATTTATAACGAACTTCTGAATAATCCTTCAATTCTTGAACTGGTGAACGATAATTCTATTTTTGACGGTTATCCGACAACTATAGAGCAGTTTCCATGTATCTGTTTTGTTGAGGATGGACAGACAGACATAGAATATGCAGATAACCGCCATACGTTTGAAGATTGTGCCGTACAGGTACATATATATACAAAAGCCCTTGACGGTTATCCGACAACCAGTGAAATCGGGGTAAGGGTAGCAGATGTCTTTAACGAGAATTACTGGCATTGCAGGGATACAAAAGAAGTTCCTGACCCTAATGATGACGTAAAACATCGGGTTATGAATTTCAGTAAACAGATATATCTTGAAGAGATAGGAGATTAAAACATGGCAAACGAAGCACCTAAAATCGGACTTGATAACGTTGTAATCGCGGAAGTCCTTTCTGACGATGTAAGCGGAATTACATTTGGGGAAGTTATTCCACTTAAAGGAGCAGTTAATGCAACCGTAAACCCTAATTCAGACGTAGCTACAGATTACGCTGATAACGGTGCATTCTTTGCTTCCAACAATCGCGGAAACACAGAGCTTTCACTTGAAATGATTGATGTTGACCCTAACGTTCTTGCAAAAATGCTTGGTCAGAAAATTATCAACGGTGTTACACGTGAAACAGGCATGGACCAGTCCCCATACTTTGCGATGGGCTTCCGTGTATGGATTGCTGGTACAGACGCAAACGGTAAGAACAAATACCAGCTTGTATGGTATGCTAAGGGAAAATTCAGTGTTCCTGAAACTGGCGGTGAAACAAAGCGTGACAGCCTTGATTTCAAGCACGTGAACATGAGCGGTCAGTTTGTAGCTACGCAGTTCGTTCCAGACGGTGAAGATACTGGTACTGTATGTATGCACTGTAGAACAGACAACCCAGATGTTCCAGCAAGCGTTGTTTCAAACTGGTTCAATCAGCCTGTAGTTTCACTTGCTGTTGATACTGGAGCCGTAACGGTAACGGCAACATTGCGTGATACACCTCATAATGACCTTGTAATCACAGGTTCAAAGGCTGGCGGTGCTAGCTTCAATTTTGCCTCTGCAAGCGTAAAACTCAATGAAACAATCATTGTAGCAGACAAAAATGGCGGAGCAATAAAGGGAACTTTGGTTATCGGTAAAGCTGATACTGCTCCAACAATTACATTCACTCCAGATAATGGGGAAAATGCAATTGCAAGCGTAACAGTAACAGCAGGCGTTAAGGATACATTCGGTGTAAGTGTTACACCGCTTGCAACAGCCGTAAGCCTGTAAAAATACAGTTGAAAAAAAAAGCCCTTGCGTGTATACTTTTATACAAGGCAGGGGCTTTTTTTGTGTCCTGTATTTTATTTTATAGGAGTTTTGTGAAAAATGGCAGAAAACAAGGAACTTGAACAGGTTATTCCTAATAAGTATGAGCTTAAACTTAAAGGAAAAGTTCGTGAGGTAAAATTTGGGAATCTTGCACTTGCAAAGATTGAGCGTAAATATGGAAGCGTAACTAATTTCAAGGCATTGCAGAAAGACATGGAAAGCAAACCGATGGATACGTTGCCGTGGTTGCTTTCTATCTGCATTAAAGACAAATCAGACATAGGCGAAAGTGTAGATGATATGCTTATGGCTCTTGATGACGGCGATATTTCAATTTCTGACGTTTCAGAATTGCTTGGTGAAGCCATGAATTCTGCGATGTCAAGAATTAACGGTGACGGCAAAAAAAAAGCGGAGAAAGCAACGGTTTAATTCCGTGGACTTATCTATTGACTGAAAGTATTTTGATGGGTAAGTCGGAAGAATGGTTTTGGGATTCCGAATTAAGAATAGTTTGGAATTTAATCATGGAAAAAAGACGGCTTGATGAAATCAGAATGAAAAATCAAGCCATATATATAGCGTCTTATGTATGGGGAAACAATCCCGATGAATTGGACGAGCAAAAAGAGGTTGCTGGACGTGATAAACCCATAGATGAAGGACTGTTGAGAGGATTATTTTAATGGCAGATTATTCTATAAGTGCAGAAATAAAAGCAGATACAGGCAGTTTCACAAAAGGAATAAATGACTGTGAAAAATCTCTTAACGGCTTTCAAAAGTCTTTAGACGGATTAGGTAAAAATATATCAAATGGCTTAAAAAATTGGGGTGTTGATTTAGGACAATTCTATAACAAAGGTTCTTCAATATTCAAAAGTTTTGGAGTAGATATAGATAAATTTGCCTCTCATTTTGGGGTTAGTGGAAAATTAGTTGCTGGTATAACAGCTTGTACCGTTGCTTTAACTAAAATGGGGCAGGAAATGAATTCTGCTGTCGGTGAAATTGCAAAAGGTACAGGAGCAACTGGAAAAGATTTACAGGAATTAGAGCAGAGTTTCAAAAATGTATTAAGTGGCGGTGTGAAAGCTGATATGCAACAGGTAGGGGTTATGATTGCCGAAATCAATACCCGATTTGGCTCTGCAGGTGAAGAGCTTGAAAAACTTACTGACCAGTTTGATATGTTTTCTACAGTAACAGGAGTTGACACAAAAGAAGCTATTGATGGTGTCGCCGATGTCATGGCTAAATGGGGAATTGAAACCAAAGATACAAAGAAACTTTTAGACCAGTTGACAAAAGCAGGACAGCATAGCGGAATATCAATTCAAACTCTCATGAATTCACTAAAGAATGGCAAAACTGTATTCGCACAATTTGGAATGAGTACTACAAAATCCATTGCTTTCCTTGGAACTCTTGCAAAGGCTGGTGTTAATACCGAAACTGCAATGCAGGGCATGAAGTACGCTCTTAATAAGTTTGCTACAGAAGGGAAAAATGCAGAACAGGCATTCAAGGAAGTTGGAGACGCTATAAAACAGGCTGGTAGTGATAGTGAAGCCCTACAGATAGCAATAGAGAATTTCGGCTCAAAGGCTGGAGCTGAAATGATTAACGTTTTCCGAAACGGTGCTGGAAGCATTGAAGAATTTGAAAGGGCATTACGTGAAGCTGGTGGGACTCTTGAAGAAACAGAAGAAAATACACGTACAAGTAAAGAAGCATGGAAGGAATTTTTAGACAGTTTGAAATCCATGTTTGGCAGTTTAGGTCAAGGGTTAGACCATCTTTTTAGAGATATAATAGACAGTATAACATCTATAGTTCGTTTCCTTACACCAGTAATTCAGCCTATTGCAGATATTATTGGAGACCTTTTTACTTATATAGGTAGAATCATAAAAACTTTTGTAACCGCTATAGTAGAGTTTCAGCAGAAATATAATTTTGTTTTTCAGGCTCTTGTTAATGTACTTAACAACACAAGAAATGCAATAAGAAAGATTTTGCAGAATCTTGCAGATATATTTTCTAATTTGTTCGGATTTATTGACGCTCTATTAAATAAAAAATGGAATTTAGCGTGGGAGTATGCGAAAAACTCTTTATTGAAGTTTGTAGATGGAGTTTTATCGGCTTTTGACTGGCTGGTTAAGAGTCTACAGGATTTGATTAACCCTGTCATAAAACTTATAAATGGAATTATCAGCGGTTATAATGCTGTCGCAGGGTTTTTGAATAAACCTCTAGCAGAACCTATAAAGGGAATCACAGATGAATTCAAAAGTGCAGACCTGTTAGGCATTACAAAGATGATACAGGACAGTGACGCTAAGATTGCCGAATTGACAGGTAAGACATCAAAGAAAATAATAGGTGACTTGGGAGCAATCCAAAATACAGCCGAAGATGTAACTCAAACAATTACAGACAATGCGAATGCAACGGCTGAAAATATTTCCAAATGGGAAGACAAGTTGCGCAATCAGCAGATAGAAAGGCTTGAAAGCGAAAAAGAAAATGCTGTTATGCGTGCTGAAAACGAAAAGAAAACAGAAGAGGAAATCCTCAGAATAAAAGAAAGCTATGATTATAAGATAAGAGCCTTGAAGGAAGAAGGTATCAGAAAAGAAATGAATGCCGAACTTGCCAAGGCAAAAACTACAGAGGAAAAGGCAAAAATTGAAATTTATTACCTTAATGAAATTTCAAAACTCTATGAAAAGAAAATAGAAAGGCTCGAAGAAGAAGAGGAACAGAAAAAGAAAAATTCCCAGTGGGATGGTAAATTATTATCTCAAACAATACAGTTACTTGAAGCCGAAGAAAATGAAACTGTTCAGCGTATGGAAAAGGAAAAGAAAACGCAGGCTGAAATTTTCAAAGTTCATCAGAGTTACGGAACACAAATTCTAGCACTTAAAAAGAAACAGCTTGAAGAACAACATGAAGCCGATTTGGAAGGTGTAGATGATGCAGAAGAAATCGCTAAAATAAATCTTTATTATCAGACAGAACTCACGAAACTTGTTATTGATGAAAATAACAAGAGACGATTTATAAACGAAGAAAATGATGATGAAAATGTAAAAGATGAAGAGTCAACTTTTGACAAAATGTTAAAGATAGCGAAAACCTACGTTGCTAATGTAGGAGCTGTGTTCAGCAAAATTAAAAACGTTCTTTCAAACATTTGGAGCGGTGTAGTCAGCGTTATAGGTTCTGCATTCAATATGCTAAAGAGTGCGTTTAATACTGTAAAGAATTTTATGGATAAGCTCTTCAATTTTGACCCTACAGAAACGCTTACAAAAATGCTTGAATACGAGGACAAAGTTTTAACATTCTTTGTTTCAGGTATTCAGAAAATTCCAGCTTTTGTAGAAAGTGCGTTGAGTTCAATTTCAGTGTTGATGGACAAACTCTTTGAAAATATTGACGTGGAACAAATAGGTAACGTTATACAAAGTGTCATTGAATCATTTGTAAAGTATGCTCCAAAAATTGCGGTTCAAATAGCGCAAATCTTCTCGCAGATAATTCAAACAGCAGTTAAAACAATCGTTGACAATATGGACGCTATTGTTGACGCATTTGGAAAAATATTTATGGCAATTCTCGACAACTTGCCAACGATATTAAGAATGTTTGTCACTGCAATACTTTCATTCATTAAAAATATTGGTGAATACATAAACGCAAACGCTGACCAGATTGTTCAGGACTTGGTTGACTTGGTTACTGGTATCGTCCAAGCGTTAATTGATTTTATAACGACAGGCGGATGGAAAACTTTGCTTGATGCTATTGTAAACATCATTAAGGCTGTAAACAAAGCAATCACAGACAACATTCCAGCTATAGTTGATGCAATTATAGCCATGCTTCCTGATTTGGTTGACGCTATAATTGAAATAATTGTTGACATAAACAAGTCTTCCAAAAAAATAATGAAGCCTATAGCAAGGCTGGTTGTTGAAATTGTAAGTGCGTTAATTGATATTCTTACTAATCCAGAAATGATACAAACAGCCGTGGAAGCTACTATAGCATTATTTGAAGCAATTATTACTGAAATAATTCCACAGTTGCCTAAACTTGTCATACAGCTTGTTAAGGGTTTAATACTTGCTTTTGCAAAGATAAACTGGATGTCTATAGTCAAGGATATATTTAAGGCATTCATCAACGGCATTAAATCACTGTTCGGAATACATTCACCTTCTACTCTTTTCCAGTCTTTCGGTTCAATGATGGTTCAGGGTTTAGTAAACGGCTTGAAAAATATATGGGGTAATGTAAGCGGAATTTTCAGTAACCTTGTTGGAAACATCGGTAACGTATTCAGCAATATCGGTTCTGTAATCGGTAACGCAATGAGTAAGATTTTCGACAACGTTTCTTCATGGGTTGGAAGCATAGGAAATAAACTTTCAAGCATAGGAAGCGGAATTTCCAGTGCGATGGGCAAGGTTGGCGGTGCTATAAAAAGTGGTGTCGGAAAAGTAAAATCTTTCTTCGGTTTTGCGACTGGTACTGTATCGGCTCCTAGCGGTCTGGCTGTTGTTGGTGAACGAGGTCCTGAGCTTGTTAATTTCAAGGGCGGTGAACAGGTTATAAATGACCGTGACACAAAAAAAATTCTTGCCGGCGGTAACAATACCTCTAATTCTTTCAACATCACATTCAACAATACTTCGCAGACAACTGCATACACAGTAATGCGGGAAATGAAAAAATATGGCAGGGAATTAGCCTTCAACGGAGTTCTATAATGCAGAAACTTAAATTCATAAACGCTAGAAATGAAACAATAGATTTAACTCATACACCGTTTGGAATTACGGAATGGGAGGGATTTTCTAATGTTGACATGGAAGTACAATCTCAAACAGTTCCATTTGTTGACGGTTCTGTATATATAGACAACTTGCTTGAAAGCAGGGAATTGAGCGTAACTGTTGCGATAGAAGATAACAACAACCTTAAAAAGCGTTATGAATTAAGGCGTGAACTCATAAGAATATTAAATCCAAAATTAGGTGAAGGCTATCTCATTTATAAGAATAACCATCTGGAAAAACAGATTAGATGTATTGCTCACACCCCTGTTTTCGATACTCATAACAGCGACACAAGCGGAACACCGAAAGCACAATTGACATTCACGGCTTGCGAGCCTTACTGGGAAGATTTAGACAGTACTTTAGTAAATTTTTCTTTGACTGAACAGCCTGTAATTGCGAACGAAGGGGATGTAGAAACACAGGTAAAACTGAAAATAAGCGGACAGTGTACTAATGTGCGTGTAACCAATGTTACAACAGGAAGTCAGATTGGATTGACTGGCACAATAACAGAGCCTGTAGACATATCAACAGAATTTGGAAACAAATCTGTCAAGGGTTCTGTAATGGGATGGAGTAATATCTTCGGCGGTTTCCTTCATGGCGTTGCTAATTTAGGCGAAAATGTTGTAGTTGTAGGCACTGATGGAGCAGTACTTTATTCAAAAAACGGCATTGAATGGAAATCACAATTAAGTAACACTCTTAAAAACCTTTATGGTGTTACGGCAAGTTTTAACTTCAATCTTTTTGTCGCTGTTGGCTCTGATGGTACTGTCATTCACAGCGAGGACGGCAAAAACTGGACATCAGGAACTTCTTCAAGCGGTGTTACTCTTAATTCTGTAGCCTGTTCAAATTCAAGGTTTATAGCTGTCGGTGAGGGCGGTGTAATTGAAACCAGCTCAGACGGCAAAACTTTCACGGCTGTTGTAAGCCCTGTAAATGTTGATTTGCAGTGTGTAATTTATGATGGAAGTCATTTTGTCGCCGTTGGAAAAAATGGAACTATAATAACAAGTGCAGACGGCTTGACATGGACTGTACAGACAAGCGGTACAGATTACACTCTGTATGGTATTGCTTATGACCCTAACACCGGGGTTTATGTTGCTGTCGGTGCAGAAGGTGCAATGCTTCACAGTTCAGATTTAGAAAGCTGGGGTTCTTATGAAACTCTTACCTATACAAGACTTAACAGCATAGCATATAACGCTTATACAGGTACTTTCTTCATTGCTGGTGATAACGGTGTTTTAATTGTAGGTTCAGATGAATGGGAACTTGCCGAAAGTGGTGTCACTGTAAACTGCATGAATGTCTATTTTGCAAAAGAATTAGGATTGAATTTCATTGCTGGACAAGGATTGCTGTTGAGAAGTTCAAACGGTGAAGAATGGATTAAATGCGTGAATATAACCGACAGCCAGTTGCATGATGTAATATACATAGACGAATTAGGACTTTATATTGCAGGCGGTGAAAACGGAAATATAGCAGTTAGTGAGGATGGAGACACATGGCGAAGTATTTCCATACACATCAACATTGATATTTATTTCATTGCTTATAATCCTGAAAACGGAATGCTGATTGCAGTCGGTACAGGTGGAAGTATAATCCGAAGTTATGACGGTATAAACTGGACTGTAGTTCTTGACGGTGTTGAGCCTTATAAATATTGCTTGCTCATTAATGAAGAAGATTATCTCTTAATTAATACTGATGGAGATAAACTTATAATTGCAACTAGTGAAGGTGCAGGCTCTTTATATTCAGTAGTTTACAATCCATTTATAAATAAATTTGTTGCCGTTGGTGACAGAGGACGAATTGTTACAAGTTCAGACGGTTCTATATGGAATGAAGAAGCTAGCGGTGTAACTGTAGATTTACACGGCATAGCGATTTATGAAGGTCTAATGATTGCCGTCGGTAACGGTGGGACAATTATAAAATCAAGGGATGGGATTTATTGGGAAACCGTCATAAGCAATACCTCTGTAGATTTGAAATCTATCAACACAAGTCCGACTAAAACAATGTTTGTTGCGGTTGGTGCTAATGGAACTGTTTTGACCTCTCAAGATGGAACTAGATGGCGAACTTTCAGGGCTGGCGTAAATGTTACATTGAATGCTGTGTGTTATAGTGGGGTGTTGTCTCAATTCCTCGCTGTCGGTTCTGACGGTACTATAGTATCATCTGTTGACGGTACAGAATGGAGAGGTTATTCAAGCGGTACGGCACAAAGCTATCAGGACGTTATTTATTCCGAATTGCTTGGAAAATATATTGCTGTCGGTTCACGTGGTACTGTTATGAGTTCTTACATATCAGCAACGGAAAATCTCATTAATATTCTAAGTCCTAACAGCGACATTAATTTCAATCTTGCAGTCGGTGATAACATTTTAAGGGTTTCGTGTGAAAGCGGTGACCCTCGTGTTACTATAGAATTTAAGAATAAATATGTAGGTGTTTAGGATGGAAAAGAAGCCTGTTATTTATCTTTACGAATATAAAAATAACGTTTTCAATCTCTTGTCCGCAATAGATGACTATGAAGAAATATCATGGGAAAGCCGTCTCTATGAAGCTGGCACTTTTACCATACAGATAAATTTCAACATCCCGAATGCTGATAAATTCTTAAAAGGTTTGTTTGTACGTTTTGGAAAAGACCCATATAAATTCGGTGAAATAAGCAACATAGAAAATTCTTTAGGAAATGCTGGAAGGGGTGAGCAGTACAGAATAATAACAGGTTATGACGCAAGATTTCTGTATCACAAAAGAATAATAAAGAATTTAAACGCAAACGAAAACTGGACATATAGCGGTACTGGTGAAATGTGTATGCGAAAGCTGATAAGTTCACAGTGCGGTGACGATGAAACCGAAGAAAAAAGAAAACTGCCTATTGCAAACATACTTCCAGAAGTGGGAATAGGTGCGATGTATGTAGTGGCAGAAGCTTTTTCCAATCTATATGACGTTCTTGTTACCATTGCAACGCAGACACAGATAGGATGGCGAGTTGCTTTCAGCGGTTCATTAGCTCTTGAAATTTTTGCAGGCACTGATAAATCAGCTTACATAAGATTTGACGCTTCAATGCAGACTTTAGACAGCGGTACATTTACCGACAGCATGGAAGAATTCACGAATGCGGTGTATATTGGCGGACAGGGTAACGGGAATGACCGTGATATATACGAAGGTGAAGAAAGCGGTGCAGAAGGATTAAACCGTTATGAAAGCTGGTTTGAGGAAAGCGAATTAACAAGCGAAAACGAATACCGTGTTAAAGCCTTGAATTATCTAAGACAGTACGGACAGACGATTTCACTTGAAGGAAAGGGATTGCAGAAAACTCCATTCGTATTTAATGAAGATTATTTTGTGGGTGACATTGTTTCTTTTTCTTTCAGCGGTATGAGAGCAAGTGTTCCTGTTCTAAGCGTTACTGAACACTGGAGCAAGGGAAATTATGATATAGATATGGAAGTCGGAAAACCTGTAGCAGATTTGAGCAGGCAGTTATCATTGATGCTAAGGAAAATACAGTCTGCAAGTTCTTCAATTGCAAGCAAAACAAAAAGCTCTATAATGTGGTATGATATACCAGTTGACAGGGAAATGAAGGCTGATGAAGTCAGTTATGATGTCATAGGCTTTTATGATAATGCTAGTACAGGCGAAACTTTTAGGTTATACTTTGACGGTAACGGAACAGGAAGCAAGATATATCATGTGTACCTTAGACAGTTGGCAGGCAGTGGAAAGTTACGGCTTACTACAGGGGTGACAGGTGCTCAGGATTTGTATCTTGACATAGGGACTTATGTTACAATTATATATGTAGACAATAACGGAAATATAACAACCATAGCATAAAAGGAGTAAGAGATGGCAGATTCAACAATAGCAGGATTAACGACTACAGATAACGTACAGGATGACGATTTATTCGTTATATGGAAAGACGGAATTTCACAGACAAGATCCGTTAAAAAGAAGGATTTAGGTATAAGCGGAGCAGGCGGTAACGGTAATCCATACCGCTGTATCTTGTACGGTTATGGAGCAAGCAATAAAAAATCCATTCTTGTGAAAAAAGGAACAAGTTTCACATTCACTTATAATAATATAGATTATGTGAAAACGTGGGACAGGGACACAAGAATAGATTTAAGTTCTCAAATTTCCCTTGCCAGTTCTGTAGCTGAAACTAGAACTAATCAGGATAACGGACGTATATTCAATATATTCCTTAATACAAATGGAGACATAGTTCTTTCAACACGTCTTGACGCTCCTAGCGATATAGACAACACCTATACAGCAGACAACACGAAATGGATAGGATATTTTTCTACTTTATGTGTTTCTGTACCGGCAGACCAGACAGCAGCTTTAGCCGTTGCTAGAAATTCCTATGCTGTAGGAAATGCAGTAACCGTTAAAGGGGGATACAGGAAAAATGACAGTTATGGAATCCATACGTTTTATACAAAAACGATTTCAGAAATTAAATCTACAACTTATTATGATGTAGCTACAGTGCCTCATACTTTAGCTGGATTCAGTGCTGGCGACATACTTCCTGAAAGTGTATTCTGTCTGGGATTCCTGCCCCATGCTGTTGATACAGGTTTTGAGGGTGCGATGGGAATGGTGTATGACGTTGATACCGATAAAGCTGTTGACATATACTTACAGAGCGGAACAGGGAATAATACGGCTACAGTTTTCGGAGCAACACATACTGTATCTAGGCAACAGCAGAATCATGAGGATGATATGCGGTGCGTATGCAAGCAGTTATTGAGTGATGAGGAGTTTACGAGTTCTGCACTTGGCGGAAATGAATTAACAAGT